TGAGGTTCCGCAGCCGGAACGAGTCGAGGCCGCACCCGCGCCTCGAGATTTCGTCGAACCCGACGAAGAGCACGACCCCTACGACTTCTGATGCCCGCTTTTTATGTGAAGGTCCGAGTGACCGACGAGGAACGCGAACGCCTCGACGAGGAGTGCGAGCGCCGTGGCCTCGACCGCAGCAGCCTGTGTCGGCACTACCTCTTTTCGGATCAGCCGCTGCCGTCGCCCCCGGTAGCAGGCCCGCCCGTGAAAGAGCCGAAGCCGAAGACCGTCGCGAAGATCAAGAAGCCTGTCGGCCGGGGGCCGATCGATCGCGCGATCGCGAAGGTCAACCGCGACTACGACGTGCCCCGGAAGCAGGTCGAGCCGCTCGTCTGCGCTGTCGTGAATGAGATCACGGCCTAGTCCTGGCGCTTCCGTATACGGCGGTATATGATTGGGGCATCGGGCGGGGAGCCGCCCACAATCCTCTAGATCAATGACCCGCACCGAAGCCTTCGTCCTCATCCGTGAGAACGTCCACAGCATCAAGGACAGCAAGAAGAGCGAGTACCTCAACGACGTCGTGATGAACGACGGCACTCAGCGCGAGGTCTGGTCTTCCGATCTCGTCGAGTTCGCCCAGCAGTTCGTCGCTTGACCCCTGGCGTTTCCGTATACGCCCTGATATGATTGGCAAGTCGGGCGGGAGCGTCCGACATCTTTCACCCCCCTAGATCAATGACACCTCTCGAACGGTTCCTCGGCAGCATCTGACGATAGGGGCCACCCGGCCCCCCTTCCCTATGCAGACCAAGCTCGTCTCGATCACCGTCCGCCAGGCCCTCCGCATCCTTCAGGCCAACGGCTACCGACTTCTCCGCGCCTATTACGACACCGATCAGTGCCGTTACTACGTCTTCAAGCTCGAAGGCGGCGCAGACGTCACCCTCTCAATGTCCTCCCTTCGGGGTCTCGCTCTTTCACTCAATGACTGACGCCTTCCATCAATCTCTCGCCCTTCACGAATGGCTTGAAGACGAGCGCGAGAAAGACGAACAGCTCGACGAGCAACGCCGCTTTGAACTCGAGGAGGGATTCGATGAAAACGATTTCTGATCTTCGCTCCTACGTCCGCAGCCAGGCTCGACGGGACTGGCGCGATTACGGGCACGGCCCCGAAGCGCAGCGCCTGTGGCGTCAAGACGGCAACGAGATGCGCCGACAGCGCGACGCTGTACACCGCCGCTATCCTGTCCGTATACAGAGCGAGGAGCCTCTCGTGCCCGGCAACTACGGTCGCCTCACCATCCTCGAGGACGGCACCCCCTATTACGTCGCGGGTCAGTACGCCCCGACCGAGATATGGTTCTGGGTCCTCGAGTACCTAAACCGGACGAACTAGCGCCCCGTCGGGGCCTCCTAAGCCATACAAGACCTGCCCAGAGCTGCGCAGGAAAAGCCGGACGGCCCTCGATCTTCTAGGGGGACGAGAGGCCGACTCACCCCCGACACCCCATTCTTTCCCTCTAAAAAATGTTTTACAAGGCCAGGTCGCAGGATTCGTATTTCTACGACGAGTATTGCAAGGGCAAGTGGATTCTTTTTGGTTTCCAGTGTCCTATCGATTTCGGTTGGGATTTTCTCGCGCCAATCGACGGGATTGTGCAACGCATTCGTGAACTTGGAGGTGACAGGTCGATAGACCTCATCTGCTTCGGAGCGTTCCTTCAGCGGATAACGACTAGCGGAGGTGCTTCGGGGGATTTCACGGAAACCCCTCGAGCTATCGCATTGCCAACCGCTAAAAACGAAATCGAGTTTATCGGTCTCGTTTGGAAGGAAGACGGCGGAAACACCTACGTAGCTCTCAAAGAAAAATATGCGGCACTAGCCGAGACGATGCTGCAGGGTGAAGCTCCATTAGGGAAGTTCACGGAGATCACCGCATGACTCTCGACGAACGCCTCCGCATCGCGCAGCATGACAATGAGCTCCGTGCCTTCCTCGACTATGAGCGACGCCTCAACCTCGCCTATGCCCGCAGCCAAGATCCGCACCCTCGACGATGGCTGCGTACGGGTGCAGGTCGGGGAATATGTCGGGACGGTGAGCTCGATGCACTTAGTTGAGCCGAAAGTAAAGCAGCTAATGTCTTACTGGACGATAAAAAACAACTCCAGTGACATCGATCAAGGATCTAAAGTCTGACCACAAAAATGCACGCAGGCGCACTGATCGTTCCGCCGAACTAATCAAGGAGTCCCTGCAGCGTTACGGCGCAGCCCGCTCGATCGTCATCGATGAGGACAACCGCATCCTCGCTGGCAACGGCACTATCGAGGGCGCTAAGGAGGCCGGCATCAACCGCATCCGCGTGATCGAGACCGACGGCGACGAAGTGATCGCTGTCCGCCGCACCGGCCTCACCGAAGAGCAAAAGGTTGGCCTTGCTCTCGCCGATAACCGCACCGCCGACCTCTCCGAGTGGGATCAGGAGATGTTGAACCGTCTCGGCGAGCAGCACGACATCTCCCTGTTCTTCTCACAGGACGACCTCGACGGCATCCTCGAAACAGAGGCAGAGGTCTTGCCACCTGAAGACTTTGCCGAGGTAGACGACGACATCACGACCGAGCACCGCTGCCCTTCCTGTGGCTACGAGTGGAGCGGCAAATCCTCGTGACTAAGCCGGCCTATCACGTCCCCTCTATGCAGGAGGTTCAAGCCCTCCCATGGAACGGTTACAAGGTCGCCTCTACGTTCTCAGGATGTGGAGGCTCTTGCCTTGGTTACCGGATGGCCGGTTACAAGGTCGTTTATGCCCTCGAGTTCATTCCAGAGGCACAGCGGACCTATAAAGCCAACCATCCAAACAGCTTTCTCGATGGCTCAGACATTAGGGATCTGACTCCTGAAAAGCTCATGCAACGTGCTGGTGTCGTGCAGGGAGAGCTCGACATCCTTGATGGCTCTCCTCCTTGCTCTGCCTTCTCAACGGCTGGCTCTCGCGAGAAGGGATGGGGCAAGGTCAAGAACTATTCCGACGGTGCACAGCGTGTTGACGATCTTTTCTACGAATACGCGAGGATCCTGAAGGGGGTTCAGCCCAAGGTCTTTGTTGCTGAAAACGTCACCGGACTGGTAAAGGGCACCGCAAAGGGTTACTTCAAGCGGATCCTTGCTGAGCTGCGGGCCTGTGGTTATCAGGTCAGTTGCAAGATCCTCGACGGGCGTTGGTTAGGCGTACCTCAAGCCCGCCAGCGCACCATCTTTATAGGCGTCAGGAACGACCTAAACCTGCCTCCTGTGCACCCTGCGCCCTTCTCCTACTACTACACAGCTCGAGAGGGACTGGCTGGCGTTTCAGAGCCTGGTGAAAAGGAGATCAAATTCCTGACTCCTGAAACTAAAACCGAGACCCTGTGGCAACGAACGATTCCTGGCAAGACGTTCGCAGAAGCCTGCAAAGCAATGACAGGTAAGGGCACCTTCTTTAACTTCGCGAAGCTTGATCCTGAGGCGATCGCACCGACCATCACTGCGACAGCTCAGCATTTCCACTGGGCTGAACCTCGGCTGCTAACGATCCCAGAGGTAAAGCGTCTCTGTGGCTTCCCTGATGACTTCGTGCTGTCTGGTGAGTTCCTGCAGCGGTGGGAGCGATGTGGGCGGGCAGTACCTCCCTTAATGATGAAGCAGGTCGCGAAAACTATCGAGGAGAAGATCTTGTCATGTGTGGCATAGCAGGGGCATTTAACGGCACAGAGGCCACTGTTGTCACGATGCTGGATCGGATTGAGCATCGAGGGCCTGATGGCCGAGGCCTATCTCAACACGATGAAGCTCTGCACGGGCATGTACGCCTTTCGCTTGTAGATCTGACTGATGCATCGGCTCAGCCCTTCCATCACCAGGGCACGACTCTGACCTTCAACGGGGAGATCTGGAACCATCGCGAGATCCGACAGGCAAGCCCTACTACCTACAGGACCAAGGGCGATACAGAGGCCCTAGCTGATCTCCTACATCGCAAGGGGATCGAAGGACTTAACGAGCTCGATGGGATGTTTGCCTTTGCCTGGAGTTGCGAGGGGCAGCACTGGTTAGTACGAGATCCATTCGGCAAAATCCCGCTTTACATCGCGAAAACAAAGACCGGCTATCTCTGGGCATCAGAGCGAAAGGCCTTCCCTAGGTCTCTAAAGCCCATTGCTGTCCCGCCAGGTCATGCGTTCAACCTCAAGACAGGCGAGTGGTTTGCTTACTACAAGTTGCCTCGCCAGGCTCCAGCGGAACCGAAGAGCCTGTTAGGTCTGCTGGAACAGGGCGTTAACAAGAGGTTGGAGGCAGATGCGCCTGTCTGCTGCTTGATCTCAGGTGGCTTAGACAGCAGCATCATCCTTGCCTTGGCAAAGCAGCGTTCGCAGGACGTAACTGCCTTCACTGCGACCTTCGATAAGGATTCAACAGACTTAGCTGCAGCACGTCGGCTTTGTTCTGACCTCGAGGTAAATCTGATTGAGGTACCAGTAGAGATCTCTGCTGATCTCACAAATCAGGCCATTGAGTCGATCGAGATCGCAAGCAAGGCACAGATTGAGATTGCGATGCTTTGCCTTCCATTAGCCCAGCGCATCGCAGCAGAAGGCTTTAAGGCCTGCCTATCCGGTGAGGCTGCTGATGAGCTCTTCGGTGGGTATGGCAACTTCTGCATTAAGGCCTCGAAGCTGTCTGGGGCACCTCTCCTTGAATTGCGTCGTCAGCAGTTAGCAAAGATGTCGCGTGGCAACTTCGTTCGTTGCAATAAGGCCTTTATGGCAGCAGGGGTCGAGTGCCGTCTGCCTTTTATGGAGCAGCAGCTCGTTGAGATGGCCGTCAACCTGGATAAGAAGGACTCCCCGCTAGCCAAGGGGCTTCTAAAGAAGGCAACAGAAGGGATTCTTCCTAAATGGATAATCAAGCGGCAGAAAGAAACTTTCCAGGGAGCGAGCGGCGTAAGCACAGCAATCGCTGCCCAAATCGCTTCTCCAACTATCTTTTACAACAATGAACTGCGAAAGCAGTTTGGCTATCTGCCCAAGGATTAATGACATTAGAGATCCCCGCCAGCTGGACCTTTGAAACTCAAAACGTTGCCCAAGGCTTCGATAACCACGTCCGTGAGCAGCTCCCTTGGTACGACTTAGCGACCGCAGCAATCACCCACATCGCGCGGCATTACATCCCGAAAGGGGGCCTGGTCTATGACATCGGTTGCGCTACTGGCAATATCGGTCGCAGCCTTGAGGCAACGCTGAAGGCTCGAGATGCCCGACTTGTCGGCATCGACCCTTCAGATGAGATGCGGAAGATCTACGACGCTCCAGGGATCTTCGTTTGCTCTACAGCTGAGTCCTATGAATACGAGCCCTTTGATCTCGGCATCGCGTTCCTGACCCTGATGTTTGTAGAGCCCAGCAAGCGCAGGGACTTTGTTTTAGATCTGCTGAACAAGTGCCGCCCTGGTGGTGCGATCATCATTTTTGACAAGCTTGAAACCGCTCATGGTTACTTCGGGACCGTTATGACTCGTCTGACCCTTGCGGGTAAGTACGAGGCTGGTGTTGATGCAAAGGAAATCATTGAGAAAGAACTCTCTCTTGCTGGAGTGCAAAGACCCATAACATTGGAACAACTCCCCGGCGCTCCCTATCAGTGGTTCCGTTTCGGTGATTTCGCCGGTTACATCCTCGAGAAACCAATCTGATGGCTAAGTCAACAAAGATCGAAGTCGATATGCGAGTGAACCGAGTTGCTCGCCTTTTAGCTAACGGGGCGGTGCGCTCTGAAATCGTTCAGTACGCTGCAAATGAGTGGGGGGTCGCTGATCGGCAAACAGACAACTACATCGCCCGGGCGAGAGAGTTGATCCGTGCTGACTGGGAGATCGACCGGCGCAGCTTCACTGCGGAGATCCTGGCCCAGCTTTCGAGCATTCAGAAAGAGGCCCGGAAGACCGGCAACCTCAGCGTCGCCCTAGGTTGCGTCAATCAAGCCGCGAAGGTCGCGCGGTTATTTGAATGAGCATCCTGGCGTCAGTCCCGGGGGGCTCGATCCTCTCCGCTATCGAGTCCGCAGCGCCCTTCAGTGAGGCTGACCTGCGCGGATACGTTGACGGGCTAGCCGAGGGGCTCACGGGGCCTCAGCGGGAGGTATGGGAGGCGAACAAGCGGTTCAAGCTGCTTTGCTCCGGTCGTCGTTTCGGTAAGACCTACCTATGCATCACTCGGCTGATCTGCTGGGCGATGGAGAAGCCCGGGAGCCTGTGCTGGTACGTCACCGCGAACTATCGGATGGCGAAGCAGATCGCATGGCGTCAACTGAAGGCGATGGCCCCTGAGGAGCTCGTCGTAAAGCGGAACGAGTCGGACCTCTCGATCGAGTTTGCTAACGGCAGCCTGATCGCTCTCCGGGGCGCGGATAACGAGGACAGCCTGCGGGGCGTAAGCCTTTCGGCGCTCGTTATCGATGAGGCCGCCTACGTCAAGCAGACGGCGTGGGAGATGGTCCTGCGGCCCGCCCTTTCGGATCAGAACGGCCCCGCCTGGTTCATTACTACCCCTGCCGGCCTGAACTGGTTTCACGATCTCTGGGAGCAGGCTCAGGAGCAAGCGGACTGGGACACCTTCTCTTTTACGACGATTCAAGGGGGGAACGTCTCGGCGGAAGAGATCGAGGCGGCCCGGAATACTCTCGATGAACGCACCTTTAGGCAAGAATACCTAGCGAGCTTTGAGACGCTCTCGGGTCGGGTTTATCCCGGCTTCACCGACGAGAACATCAGCGAAGACGTCAAGGACACCGGCGGGCCGATCTACTGGGGCACCGACTTCAATGTCAGCATTATGGCCGGCGTTCTCGGTAGCAGAGTCGGCGACACGCTTCATATTTGGGACGAGCTCGCCGTGAAGCAGTCGAATACCGACGAGGTATGCGCGATGCTTCGCGCTCGCTTCCCTGATCGTCAGGTCATCGCCTACCCGGATCCGACGGGCTCAGCTCGTAAGACGTCCTCAGCCGGGCGTACTGATCACGACATCATTCGACGCTTCGGCTTTAGCTGTATCAGCCCGAAGGCTCCTTGGGCCGTTAAAGACAAGATCAACGCCACGAACTGGATGATCAGAACGGCGAAAGGCAGCCTGCGTCTGTTCGTACATCCCCGCTGTAAACACACAATCAAGGCTCTAAAAAACGTGACCTACAAGCAAGGCGCGGAAGACTATGTGATCGATAAGTCGGCAAACATCGAGCACTGGACTGACGGCCTCGGTTACTTAATCCTCGGCGCGTTTAATCCTCTGCACGAACGCGCTGGACGGGGCACTGGCATCAGGCTTTACTAAACTGATTGCGATGGGCGGGTTCTAGCTGTGTACTCAGGCTTTTCTGGTCGGCAACGCGTCGGCAACGTGACGACCGTCGAAAGCCCCAACACGGCTTACGTCAACATGGAGCCGCACTGGCTTCTGATCGAAGCGTTGTTGCAAGGAACTTACGGAATCAGAAAAGGTCACAGGAAATATCTTCCGCAGGAACCAAGAGAACTAGATGAGGCATATGACAACAGGTTGATGCGTTCAACGCTTGCGCCTTATTACGTCAGGCTCGAGCGGATGTTGGCGGGGATGTTGACCCGCAAGCCTGTGCGGCTTGAAGACGTTAGCGACGTTGTTACCGAGCAGCTCTTCGACGTTGACCTGCAAGGCAACGATCTCAACGTGTGGACCTACGAAACCGCACGGAAATGTATTCGTTACGGACACGTCGGTGTTTTAGTTGACGCGCCGAAGGCGGGCGAGAACGGACGGCCCTACTGGGTAGCCGTAACGCCAAGGGACATCCTCGGCTGGCGGAGCGAGGTCAAGGACGGCCGGCAGCAGCTAACTCAGTTGCGGCTGATGGAAGAGATCACCGTGCCCGACGGTCTCTACGGCGAGAAGCAGGTGCAGCAGGTTCGAGTGCTTACTCCCGGCGCTTTCGAGATTCATCAGAAGGACAAGAAAGGGGACTTTGTTCTGATCGATGAGGGCCGCACCAGCCTCTCCGAGATTCCGTTTTCTGTCGCCTACTCGAACCGCGTCGGCGTTCTCGAGTCGCGCCCGCCGCTGTCTGACATCGCTGAGTTGAACCTCAAGGCGTATCAGGTGCAGTCTGATCTCGATAATCAGCTCCACATCAGTGCCGTTCCGATGCTCGCCATCTACGGCTTCCCGCAGTCGGCAGAAGAGATCAGCGCAGGGCCAGGAGAGGCGATGGCGCTTCCTGAATCAGCACGGGCCGAATATATCGAGCCAGGCGGAAACAGCTACAACGCACAGTTTCAGCGGCTTGATCAAATCGCGGGGCAGATCAATGAACTAGGGCTTGCTGCCGTTCTCGGTCAGAAGCTCAGCGCGGAGACGGCGGAGGCGAAGAAGATCGACCGCAGTCAGGGCGACAGCACGATGATGGTCATCGCTCAGCAAATGCAGGACCTGATCGATAACTGCCTGTCATTCCACGCGCAGTACATGCAGCAGTCTCAGGTCGGCAGCAGCTTCGTTAATCGTGACTTCCTCGGTCAGCGTCTCGAGCCGCAAGAGATTCAATCTCTGTTGCAGCTTTATACCGCAGGAACGATCACGCAGGAGACTCTCCTGAATCAGCTCTCTGCCGGTGAAGTTCTCGGCGACGAGTTCGACGTCGAAGAGGAGATCGAGGCGACGCAAACCGGCGGCCTGATCGAGATGCAGCAGCCTGAGCCCGAGCCTGCGCCTGAAGCAGAGGCCACAATGCCAGAAGCAGAGCCGGAGGCTGAAGATGAGTTGGCTGGATAAGTTGCGAAAGCGCGGGCAAGAAGAGCCGATCAATCGACTCCTGTTCTTTACAAAGCAAGAGCTGACGGAGCAGAGCTATGCGGTGATCAGAATCACCTGGTACATCGACGGTGCAATCGCCGGGGTATCAGAGACCTCGATCGGTATGTACGACCAAGATGTCATCGCTGAGTTTTCTGATCTTGTCGGCAACGCGCTGCGTGCTGGCTGTGACGTGTCAGTGGCCTGTATTGATGACCCGCAATACCTGGGCATTTATGACTCATGAGCGAACTTCGCGAGGGATTGATGAGCTTGCGTCGCCTGTTAAAGCTGCACGGCTTCGGGCCATTCTCGCGCAACTGAACGACTCACTCCGCACTTGGTCTGGCGACAGCATCGCGACGATGACCGAGGAGCTGCAGGGCTTGGCTGTGCTGCAGTCGGAGTTTGCAACCGAGCAACTGCAAAAGGCGCTGCCTGCCGGAGCCGCTGCAACTGTTGGCACTGTAGAGATCAGCCCAGCACTGGGGCAGGCGATCGTGACGAGTCAGCCAACGATGGCTGGTGTTGTCAATCTGAGCGACAGCTTTGAGCGGATTGCAAGAAATGAGATCACGTTTCAGCTGACTGTCGGGCAAGAGATAAGCCTGCCTAATGGTGAGGTTGTCCGCGAAGCCTTCAGCAAGATGTCCGCTAGGCAGGCCGAGCTGTTCAGCGTTGCGGTGCGGAATGGCCTGCTGGAGGGCGAATCAGTGCCAAGCATTGTCCGCAGGTTGAAGGGGCGGCTGACCAAAGAGCAGCGCGGATCAATCGATACGATCATTGCGGCAGGTGGCCAAGCAACCAGCATCCCGAACAATCAGATCAGGGCCATTGTTCGCACCAGCGTGAACCAAGTGGCTGTTGCCGCTGATCGGATTGTTGCTGCCCAGAATCCCGATGCGACGGCAAAGTACCGGTACACGGCAACGCTTGACAGCCGGACTTCACCGATCTGCCGTGCGTTAGACGGCAAGGTGTTTAAGCACGGGCAAGGCCCATATCCGCCGCAGCATTTCAACTGCCGCTCGCGCTACATCAACATTCCGATCGGGCTTGAGAAGGAGTTTGAGGAAGCGCGCGAAGACTATGGCGAGTGGCTAAATGATCAGAGCGATGCGGTTAAGCGTGATGCTCTTGGCCCTGAACGTCTTGCGATGTGGAACGGACTGGTCAGAAAGTACGGCCCATCTGACGCCATCCGTAAGTTTGTTGCGAAGGATGGCTCGGAGCTAACGTTGGATCAATTACGCAAACGTGGTTATGGCTCCTCTGCCAGCTAAATACCAGTTCAAGGCGCAAGGCGCTGAGGACAAGCCGAAGGCGACGGCCAAGAAAAAGTCCGCTAAAAAGGACGCAGTAAAGGAGGCTGACTGATGCCCGCACACTACGGAATGGGTAAGCCCAAGAAAAAGAAAAAAGGCACTAAGAAAAAGTAATGGCACGGAAGCTGCGGCGAGTTCCGAAGGACAAGGCCACCGGCCTACCTAAGAAGTACCTGTCGGGTGCTCGGAACCGCTCTGCAAAAGCCCGTGAAATCAAGCGAACTGCCGAGGCTTACAAGGCCGGGGAGTTCATCGACATCAAAGCTGTTTCCGCATCGAGGGTGAAGCAAGGTGGCACCAAAAAGAAAACCACTAAGCGCCGCAACAAAAAAGTCTCTAAAAGAAAAGGCTGAGAAGTCCCGCTTCTTTTACGGCGAGTTAGCTGCGGTGTATCGCAAGGGTCAGGGTGCCTACCTGTCGAGCGGTTCTCGTAACGTCCCGATGGCGGCTTGGGCTATGGGTCGGGTCAACAGCTATATGCGAGGCGATAAAGCGCGGACCGCTGATGCCGCGATATACGCCCGCTACAACAAAAAGCGATGAAGCTGACGACTCGCCAGAAGAACGCTTTGAAGCGGCACCAAGAGGCGCACGGTCACACCAAAGCGCACATGGACTTCATGCGGCGCAAGATGCGCGAGGGCATGAGCTTCACTAAGGCGCACCGTTTAGCTATGAGCAGGAAAGGCAAATGAGTATCAAGCGCGGTGGTCATACGTTTACGGGCTATGACAAGCCCATCCGCACGCCGAATCATCCGAGCGGCAAGTCTCATGCTGTCGTCATTAAGGAGGGCGGCAAACCGAGGCTCATTAGGTTCGGGATGCAGGGTGCTAAGACGAAGCCTCCAAGAAAAGGCGAGAGTGCTCAGGACAAAGCTAAGCGTGCGTCCTTTAAGAAACGCCACGCGAAGAACATCGCGAAGGGTAAAACATCTGCCGCGTTTTGGGCTGACAAGGTGAAATGGTCCTGAGGCAGTTACTATTAGGCGGCAATTAACCCTGCG